ACACCGCAGGGTGGTAGCTCTAAAAGAACAGCATCCCGATTGGCTTCTTTGTCAGTTGGTCTTTAATGTCGTCCATTCTCCTGCGCCCAAATTCTACATGGAAGCATCATCTGCGCTTGAAAGGCTGTTTAAAATCCGCAATGGCTGGTACGACAATGGAAAAGGGAATTACAGTTTCTAACATAGTCTCAGAAAACGACGAGCGCCGCAATAAAATGTTTTCGCGCTTCAACCCAATCACCGGTGAGGGTTCAGTCGGCGAGCGTGTTGTTGTGTGCATCCCGGACTTCCCATTAAAGAAATTATGGCTACCTAAAGCAATGGCCGACAATACACTTGTCAATGGTCTGGTCAAACACAAGGGTATTGATGGTTTCCTGCGCAATGTCATGGATGTGGAGCCTACTCCCGAAGGTAGGGAAGCGGTTCTTGACCGATTTGTGCGGCTGCGCTGTCTGCATGACTTCCCGTTCTGGGCTGCTACCTTTGTCTATATCAAAAATAAAGATGTAGGTCAGCCAGATTGTCTTTTCCGTCTGACCTACCCGCAACGCCGATTTGTCACTATGCTTGAGCGGATGAGGCTCGCGGGGAAAACTATCCGCAATATTCTGTTGAAGGCTCGTCAGTGGGGAGGCTCCACAACATCACAGCTATACATGGCATGGTTGCAGCTCATCCACCGAACAGGTCTTAACTCCCTTATCATCTCGAACTATAATGAAGGTGCCCGAAAGATTAAGGGTATGTTCAAGAAGATGATTAAGGAATACCCTGTTGCGATGCTTCATGAAGTTGGTGATGTTTATTCAGAGAAGGAGGATAAACTTGTAGGTGTAGAAGGTTCATCTCTGACACAGCTTGTGCCGCAACGTAACGCAACTATCTCAATCGGTTCGTCAGAATCCCCAGACTCCTGCCGTGGCGGTGACTACGCGCTCGTCCATCTTTCCGAGGTCGGTCTTTGGAAAGCGACTGACTGCAAGAAGCCGGAGGATATGGTGCGCTCTGCCTGTTCGGGTGTCCTTTATCGGCCTAACACAATGATTGTGTATGAAAGTACGGCTAATGGTGTAGGCAATTTCTTCCACAACGAATATGTTGCGGCCAAGGACCCGGAAATAAAATCTCAGTTTGAGCCTCTGTTTATTTCTTGGTTCGATATTGAGTTGTATCAACTTCCATTTGAGAGCGAGATTGAGCGGCTCACATTCGCCACATGGCTTTATGAAAACCGGCTCAATAGCTCCACTCGTTCAGACCGCGAGGAGTGCGGCAAATACCTGTGGTGGCTCTGGGAAATAGGTGCCTCGTTGGAGGGTATTCATTGGTATGTTGAGGAACGTGCCAAGTACCACGACCACGGTTCTATGGCTTCTGAATATCCCTCTGATGATGTGGAGGTGTTCGTTAACTCTGGCTGTGCTGTATTCGACAAATATTGTGTTGAGGCTATGCGTCCTACGACAAAGGCACCTGCTCGATATATTGGTGACATATATGCCTTTGGTGATGAGGGCGAGGACGCGCTAAGGGATTTGCGTTTCAAGGCCGATGCGCAGGGATTGTTGTGGGTGTGGAATCTGCCGGACCCTGTAAGCCCTAATGACCCGGAAGAGGTAACTAACCGCTACCTTACTGTTGTCGATGTTGGTGGTCGCTCCCATAAAGCTGACTGGTCTGTTATCGTGGTGTTTGACCGTCTGTTGATGATGGACGGCGGTAAGCCTTCTGTTGTGGCGCAATGGTACGGTCATATCGACATGGACCTCCTGGCATGGAAAGCTGCTCAGATTGCGGCGTTTTATGACAACTCCCTGCTCGTCATAGAGAGCAACACACTTGAAACCCACGATAAGGAGCGCAATGTTGACGGTGACCAATCGGCTGCTATACTCAATCAGATTAAGGGTATTTATCCAAACCTGTATGCTCGCAAGCAATCAGAGGACGCGATTATTCAAGGCTTGCCTGTTCGTTATGGCTTCCACACCAATGTTGCTACTAAGCCGATGATTATCTCAACGCTTGTAAAGGTTATCCGCGAGGGTCTTTATATTGAGCGTGACAAGCGTTGTATTGATGAGTTTTTGAACTACGAGAAGAAACCTAACGGTTCTTTCGGCGCAAAGGCAGGAACACATGATGACTTGCTGATGACACGTGCCATTGGTCTGCACATCTGCTTCTATGAAATGGAACTGCCGCAAGTCGTAACTCGCGGCAGAAACAATCTGAAATATGCTCCGAAAGTTGTATCGGCGGCTTCGCTTTAAGCCCGTGCGGGTTGCATGGTAGGTTCTTGTCTTTTTACAGCCCCATACAATTGGTTCACAGCGTTCATATTCGCCCCCTGCTGCGCTTGTGCCATGAGTTCCGGCGATACACCCTCTGGCACCTGTCCCGCCTCCAACTGTTCTTTCTGCGATTGGATGCTCTGCAGTAATTGGTCTGCAAAGGGGAAATTGCCCGCCTGTAGGAGTTGCTCAAGCGAGATGGCTTGCTGTCGCCACAATTGCATGAGGAAGTCGTTTGCCATTGCGCGGTATGCCGGTGTCGCGGTGCTCGGAACGATTGATAGGTCAAATTCCACATCGCGGATTTTGCGTGGGTCATAATCCATCTGTATTCCGGCACGCCCTGCGATGTTAAATATTTTCTTAGGGTCGTAATACTGCTGAATATTCTTCATATCCTTGTAGGCTGCATCGCGGACAAACTCGCTGAAGGTGTCAAGTAAGTCGAGCAATGATGTGGTAGCGTTCTGCGTCTGCTGATTGTAGAGTGCCGCCGACATTCCGGCATAACCAGGTTTCCCCTGCAAGGCTCCGTTCACACCCGATATGTCCTCAAAGAATTTGAGTTGCAGGTTCAGCAACTCGTTAATGCCTATGTTAGTTGAGTTGGCTTGTACCTGCTGAGGAAGGTCGCGGTGATTCTTGCTCGGTGTATAGACTATCACGCCGTCATGTCGGCTCCACATATCGGCAAAGTCCTCCGGCGACATCCCTTTCGGGATGCAGTCGCTCGGTATCATCAGCACACCTTTGGCTGATGCTCTCATTATCCAATCGTACAGGGTAATGAGGCGGTTGGTGTATCGCTGTTGGTCGATTACATCACTCACAAATGAATGTATCTCGCCGTCAATGAATGGATATGCCTTGAATACGTATGGATGGCTCTTGTGCTCATAAGGCGTTTCTCCTTCTCTGAGTATATCGCCGAATGGCGTTAGGAAATAGAAATACCAATAGGAGTCCATAAACCACTCGGCACGGATAAGCGGAATCTCCTCCTGTGGCATCCCTGCTGCCAGTCCTTGCATTATACGCCTTGTGTTTTCCTCAACTACCATTTCGTTATAGTCTTCAAGGTCTATCTTGAAAACATCGCCATTGTTGTAGTCGTGGCACCAATATCTCGGCTTTGTTTCCTTTCTCCATATCTCGATTACTCTACATAGGCTTTCATTACGCGGTACAAGGAAATCCATTTCAGGCGATTGGCTGTAGCCAAACTGTTCCCATGCCTGTGTGAGCACAAGCTTCTCCCTCGCAGCTCGGTATATCTGTGTGAGTTTGGCATAGTCGGTGGGGGATTTGGCAAATTCGTGGCACACATCTTCAAAGGTGACATCATGTATCTCGCCTACGCACGAACAGTCCCACGCACGGAAGTCTCGCATATTATTGTCGATAAAGAAATTGTTAGGCTGGACATACTCTGTCCAACAATCCTCTTTATCATTAATCTGTCCGAACCTCTTGCGGTGTACTATCATGCCGGAGATAAGAAATTCTTCCATCGTTCGTGCATACAGTTCTGTCATGCGATTCAACTGCATATTGTATTGCAACAGCGTAGACATTGTTTCGGCTAATTTCTGCTCGTCTCGGTCGCGGGCGTAGCACGTTGGCTCGGTCGTTTGACCGCGGTACACACCGATTACATTCCTCACAAGTCTGCGTATAAGGTTGTTCTTCAGTGGGATGTGGCCTTGCTTCATAATGTATTGCTCTTCGGTCATTCTTATGCCGTTCACACACACGATGTCGCTCCATTGGTCACCGTAGTTATAACGCTTATTCCGCTCTCGTTCACGGCGAAAGCGGTGCATATTTTGATATAGGGTTTGTGCTTGCAACAGAACATCAGTAGCCCTGCGCATATCATCGCCCTGCGCCTGTGCTCTTGCGATACTATCCATATCTTCAACACTCGCAGGGCGAACTTTGCTTAATCTGTTCAGTTTTATTGCCATGTCTTATTCGGTGAATGTATCGGTGGCAACCTTTAGCTCGCTGCCAACTTGTTTGCAGCAAAGTTACTCACCACCGATACATCTTGAACTTTATCTGTTGAATTACATTGCAGCCTTTTGAACCAATTCCTTTTTCAGACTGTCTGCACGCTCTCTCAATTGGACGGAGAATTCTTCATTTTGGGATTGTTTAATGGCGTTTTCGATTCTGTTTATCTGAAGCATGTAACTACGCAGCATCATATGCCGTTGTCCCTGCTCACTCTCCAGCCACTTCGAGATTTTACCTGCTGCTCCCAGCACACTATCCTGTCGTGCGTTTTCGCAAAGCTTGCGATAATATTGCTGGGAGTCCTCATACTCCGTGCGGAGCTTGAAGTATTCATTGCTGAACCTGCGCTCGACGGCTCTTTCATCGGAACTCTGCAGGAACTTGCGCACGACAGGTACATTGCGCAACTCCCTCGCGTCTTCGTTCCACAGCATGGATATGGTCTTGCCAAAGCCATTTACAGTTTTTCCAACACCGCCGGAATATGATTCAAGAAGATGCTCTACAATAGCGGGATTGATGTCACCGCTATACCAGTGCTGAGGATATGAGGTAACTCCGAACTCATCGGTTGTGGCACCGGCTTCCGACAGCATCTTGGAAACATCCACAAGTAATCCGTTAGTACCTTTGTACGCCTTGCTCCACTCCGGGTCATTCTCATTCCAAGGAGTCTTTTTGTATATGGGCTTGCCGAAGTAATCGACATTGCGTTCTACCTGCACCAGCGGCTGCACAATTGTCGGCGCGAAGTTCACCAGATTGTCGCCACCGTTGCCGGTCCAGTCTATCGGCATTATCCCGCTGAATGACTCAACCCCTTTCAGCACGGCATCCTCGGTTGTCTCCTTGCCATTCATGGTGCTGTAGGCTATTTCGCCTATCCCGTAGAATGGTCTCAGCTCATGCGCTATCGGAATCGTGAGCCACTTCTTCGTAAATGGTACATAGATGCATATGTTGTTGCGGCGCACCCATTCGGGAAGATTCCAATAGTCATCTTCCTCATCTCCGAACAGCGAGGCAAATATGGCCGATACCATCGGAACAAGGAATCCTGCCGACAAGAACGATGCCATCGCGACTGATGACTTGACCGGATTGTTCTTTACAAGACGTCCGGCATTTGCCATAGCCTGCATACATGCGTTGAAGAACACATAGAGGAAGTTGAGCTGACGTGCGCCCCATGCCCCGCTGCCTTTTCTGTTGAAGTTCACGGTTATCTCCTTTGCGTCGCTGATGCTCCGGCTGATGGTTCTGCCGCTCTGTCGGGAGGTCATGTAAACTCCGAAACGTGTTGTATCCTCGGCTGCGCGGTTCATGAACTCAACGCCGTTCCAAAAACTTCTCCACGCTTTCTTAGGCAAATGTTCGACCCCGCCCTGCGCTTCCCGGAGGAACCGCTGCATCTCTTTCTTGACTTTATCGACCGTGTTCAGCTGCGTAAAGCCGGTCTCTCCGCCATTACGCAGGAACTCCTTGAAATACCGCTCTATGTCCACATTGTCATCAAGTATGCCTTTTTCCCACTTGGATAGGAGACGAGGCAGTGAAGCCTTGGCGAGAATGTTCGTTATGTTCCATGCATACTTACGGGCATAACGCGCATCCTCTTTTATAGTTACAGCCGTACCGGCAAACATAAGGTCTCGCGAGAGATTGCCGACAATAAATTCGGGATTCCATGTCGTGAACGCCCTTGACATAAAGTTCTTGACTTCCTGTGCGAGCTGCGCTATTTTTGTCTTTTCTCCCGCATCGGGATTCAACATGCCGTTGATGGCGCGGGCCGCTCTCGGGTCTCCATTGACATAGATGCAGAATTCCTCGCCGTTTCGCTTCACCTTGACCATATGCTGCGCGGGTTCGCTTTGAACGGTATTCAGTCCGAGTTGCAGACCTGCGCAGCGTTTTGTGGCATCGCCGACAGATTCCAGCGCAAGCATGTCGGCCTCATGCTGTTTGACAATCGCATCGACTAAGTCTGCGTCCGCATCCGCAGGTATGACAGGATTGTCGGGCAACCATGAGCCGTCAGCCTGTCTGACATACCACTGCTTGTTGACGGTAAGCAGGTCGGTCTGGTGATTCAATGCGAGGTTGAGGAATCTCTGCTTCATTATGTTGCGGTTGGCTTCCATGATTGTTCGTTGCGCGTCAGTGACTATCGTGGCAAACGGGTCATCGGCGACACTGCTGCGCCCATAGGCTTTCATCAGTGCCGAACCAAGTCCGTATCCACCGCCCGTATACTCGTACACATCTGCTGCGACTGTCTCTTCCCAGCCCTTGAGCGGGATGTAGTTCTTATACTGTGTGCGGATGGTGTCATACATATCTCTGCTCAACAGTCCGCTGGTGTAGCGGGTGGTAAGCATCGCTTTTGTCGCGGCATTGACGGTCTTCCATAGCGAGGATGTGTCAACTGCCGCCTCGTAGGCTCTCACCATCTGAGCGGCCGCAATTTCCGCATCTGCCACGTCCTGTTCGCCTGTGAGGGCAGTAAGACCGGCGTAGTCGGTAGCGTCAGCCTTGTCGGAGTCTACGCCGTTGGCAATTGCCTGTGCACGCATAAACGCATTGCGTTCAAGACCATGTTTTGCCAAGACATAGTCAATCAGCTCTCCATACTTCCGCTTATGTTCTTTGCCGCTGCATATTTCCGCAATAGCATCGAACATTGGCTTCATATACTCACGCTTGTATTCCTCTTCACCGCTCTTGTTTCGGCTGCTCAGCTGATTCTCGTACTCATACGCATCTTCGTGAGACTCAATCTCGCTGCCGGTTTCATGGCTCACGGCCTCCTGCAGAACACGCAGGGAGCGCATGCCGTCCATATACGCCTCATGAAGCTGCGCGGCATGGTTTGTCCTCTTCTCGGCTCTCTTGTCGCCGGGATTCTCCTTCTTCCTGGTACGCACGCGCTCGTCATACTCCCTGCGCGCGGCTCCGTTCGAGACGGTTCGGAAACGCAAATCATCATCTGTGAGCGGATTCTCAAAATTTTTTATTACCTTTGCAGCATCTTCAAGGACTTGCCTGTCTATTTCCTGCTGAACCGGTTGTGACGCTGAGGAGAGATAGGCAAGTCCTTTTGATTTGTCTACCCATCTCAACGTATGATTGTTTACAATAGGCTCCACGATATTCTTGAAATCCCTTCCATGAAATGAGCGCACGTCATTCACCTCCAGATACGCGTCCCCGTTCTGCATCTGTCTCTTCAACTCAATAGCGACACACACGTTTTTCCCGGTTCGGTCTTTCATGTCGGTCAATACTCCGATAGTATCCTCGCTGCGTTGGAAAATAAATATCGGGGAGGCCAAGTGGTTTGGCATATTCATTATTGCGGACACATCCACATCATGCTTCTTCTCAGAGCCTTTTCGGATTACACGTTGACGCATTACGATAGGCAGGTTAGGCAGGAAGTTGCGCATCGCGCCTCGCGGATAACCAAGATGAAGAATTTCATGAGGTTTCATCTCGCCATTCTGATAGCGGGTAAGTTCTTCGTTGAATCGCTTGTTGGCCACTTCGATATTCGCATATCCCTCACGTTCCCATACGCTTTCTATTCGGTCAAGCCCTAACTCCTCACGCTTGACGGCATCGCGGGCCATATCCACATAGTCCATGCCGGATGGCTCATTGGGTGTCGAGCCTCTCGACCGGAGCTTCTCATGGCTACGCCACAGCATGTAACGCAGCTCGTTGTCACCGAGTCTTACCCATTTCGGGAGTTTCAACGCGCCGAGAAATTTGTTGATGGCTTCCAATACCTTGGCTTTGAGCTTCGCCCAAATGCCGCGCTCGGCTTTGGTAAAGTCCTCAAAACCTTTCTCTGCCATGCGCCCCAACAGCTCATCTACGGCCACGCGGCGAGCATGGGCATAACCTTTGCCCGGCTCATTCATGAAGCGTCGGGTGGTTTCTTCATCCACCTGCTCCTTCAAATCATCTTTGAGATGGTCATACACTTCATCGCAGAAGGCATCATAGTTTTCCTCGCCAATCATTTCTCGTAGACCTTTGTGTGCGACAACCTCATGAAACACCGTTTCTGCAACGTCCTCGACATTTGCATTGTTGGGGATGACAATCACAACTTCGCCGGTGGCAGGGGCGTAGAAACCTTTGCTCTTGCGCATACGCGCCTGTCGCTCGGCATTGTCGCTTGTCAGTTCCTTAGCATCAGCTACAATGCGAATAGGTGTGTTGAACTTCTTCGACATTCTTTCGGCATAGCTGCTTTTGGCTTCGGGTGAAGTCTGAGCCATCTCCTGCTGACGTGCATTGATGCGCTCAATCTCCTGGTCGGTCACATATTCAGCCTTGCCAAAATCTGCTTCGTCTGTAACTGTGCCGGTGGCCTCCTCGCTGATTGCAACACCGAGGCGCTCCAATTCGGTTCGGAGTTGAGGCTGTACGACATTGTAAGGAATAGCAATGTCGGTGCCGTCAAGCTGTGCGGCAATCATCTGTGCGACCTCACGGAAAGGCACGATGCGCACAGGGCGGTCGTAGCGAGTGAGGATTACACGGCGAGGTCTGCCGAGTTCGGCCAACTGGCCGCTAACGCTGCCGCTATGCCATGAGATTTCACCTACTGCGTCCTTAGCCATGTGTGCGCGATAACCGCTTGTCAGTTCACTCTCCGGCACCTCGACCTCAACGGTCACAAGGTTGGGGCGAATGTATGCAGCTGAGAATTGGTCGTTGAGGACTGTGCGCGAAGTATGCGCATAAGGATTGTAGGCTACGGTGAGTGTACCTTTGCCGAGTCCTTTGTCAATAACGACATAACCCTGTTCAACACCGTCACGGCCAATCTTCGTGCCTTTGATGATTTCGGGGTGTTCCTCGCTCTGTTCCGGCACTCCAAGTCTGATTTCGGGAGTTGTCTTGCCGCCTACCTTTGTCGCCATAGGAGAGTAGAGTCGGCCGTCAATAACCTGCATAGTGCGGTATGCCTTGACGGTCTTGCCCTCTGCGAACTCTGTAAGAATAGCATCGTCCTCAACCTCACGGTAACGTATTTCGCTATCCGGCGATGCTCCATACTCGCTGCCCGGCTCATACAACAGGCCGTCATCATTGGCGCTCCTTGTGTTGTTACCCTCAACGTTTACCACATCAAGCAGTGTCGTACCACCAACCTTGTTGAGATTGTCTTTCAAGTTGCGGTATGCAACCATCTTGGAGCCTTCGTGTGTGAAGTCGCCGTAAAGTATTGCAGACTCTCCACCAAACTGAATGACACGCTCGGATATGTATCGGGCAATTTCGTCTGATTTAGTAGGTAACTTGGTGAATGGAGTGTGGATATTGCCGACAATTCTCCCTGCTCGTGAGAGTATGATAAATGACATCTTTGCTCGGTCGCCCATGCGCTGCGAGTTGAGAAATTTGGCAACATCTTCCGAACCGCGAACCAACGGCTGTGCCATGGGGTCGTAGTCCGGGGCGAAAATCTGCTTGTCTAATGTGTGGACGGTGAGCGCATTTTCTTTTTCGGGTGTGCGCTTCTCGCCTGTGCCGGAGTTGTTGTTGGTGTCGAAGGTGCCGTATTTGCCTGTCTTGAGGTTGATGATTACTCCAGTTACAGGCACATCGGACATTTCGCCAATCTTCTTGAGCATCTGAACATCCTGCGGTGAACACATGAGGTTGCCGCTCGGATGGTTATGCACAAAATAAACTTGGTCGGGTCGGATGCGGTTATATGCGAGTGAGGCGGTAGGAATATCAACCATTGTGGCGGTGAATGTTCCCATGCCGAGTTCAACTACCGTTGGCTTGCCGTCCTTGACGAGAACGACAAACGAATGTTCCTTTGCAGCATCTTCGAGAGCCGAGAATATAAACGCAACATCATCGGCGCTCTCAATCTTCTCACCACTTGTGAAGTTGAAAGAACCGCTCTCTCTGAATACGCGTTCTATAAGGCTGAACTCACCGGCTTCTTTGTCTAATCGACTATTATGTCGGTTGAGGCCGGTATCACCTTGCCGTTGTAGATCGTTGGCTCCGCTCCGCATACCGACTTCATTGCCTCCTGCGTTTTCTCCGATGAAGTCAAAGTCGAATAAGCCTCCGTAGCCTTCTGAATTTTCAGAGGTGTAGTTGATTGTTTTTCCGTCCTGTGTTTCATATCTGCTTGCAACCTTTAGCTCGCCGTCATCTCGTCTGACGGCAAAGTTAGCATTTTCTTCTGAATATGACGCAATAGGCTCACTCGCGGCATCTTCGCTGTCCTCCTCGGTAAGCTCGATATTGGATGCCGCCTCTACGTCTTTATCCATTTCGGCATACTTGGCCTCCTTTGCGGCCATTTCCGCTTTCATCAAGTCCTCGTATTCGCTGAGCTTTTCTTCTGCTTTGGCGAGTTCCTCGGTGAATTGGAACGGAACACCATCACGCGCGGACATGGATTGCAGTTCAGCGTTGTTGCGCTCGATTGAGCGCTCCGCAGCTTCAATGCGACCACGGAAGTCCTCGCCGCTGACAACATCTTCTAAGATTTCAGTCATGGCATTCTTAATGACATTGCCCCTTACCGGCATGGCTTCTATTCCGAGTTCGGGACATGAGTAGGTCATTTTGGCAGGAGCGGAGTAGAACAAATCGCCCTGCTGACCTTGCTTTATTTCCCTATTGATTTCGGTATGAATATGGAAATCGAAGCCTCCAACGGAGATAGTAATATCCGATGTGGCCGGACGAGAGGAGTAGCCCGATTTGCGGACTTGCTCTTGCAGTTCGGCCTTGCGTTTGTTCTGCTCGGTAAAGAAGTCCTCCATTGCATCAACAGAGGGGAAAGAGAGCTTACCAACAGTTATTTCGCCAATAGTTGCGGCCTCAACCTTTTCAAGATAAGACTTGTTTTCGGCAATGTACTTCTCTGACTCTCTGTTCTGCCCGGCTATCTGACGTTTGCGATTGTGGATATAGGTTTGGTCGGCCTCCCACGCTTTACGCTTCGCAGTCAGTTTGCGAACTTCTTTCTCAATCTGATTTTTTAGCATGGCATATTCGGAGCCGGAGAGCTGTGCGGTGATGTCGCCAAACAGATCTTGGTCTTCTTCCAATGCACGGTTTTCCATTGAGTTCTCCATGAGTTGCTTGCCGTTCATGATGCTGTCGGCAATCGCGCCTTTGGTTTTCAATCGCTGATAGGCTGTAACGTCAAGGCTATCCTCCACACCGAAACGTAGCACACGAACAGGAATGCCCCATTCATTGTGCAGGTTGCCCTGTCGAAGAATACGGCCATTACGCTGAGTGTAGTCCATAGGGCGGTTAGGTGCATCGAGGTGGATAAGCGTGTGGAGGCGCTCTTGAATGTTCACACCAGTACCGAGTTTGAATGTACTACCCATGACTACACGAATCTCTCCGGCATTCACTCTGCTGAAGATTTCGAGCTTCTTGTTTACGGTCATGCCCGATTTCATCACAACAATTTGTTCCTCCGGCACACCTGCGGCTACGAGCTTCTTGCGAATATCCTCATAGAGATTAAAGCCGGAAGCCTTGTTTTGGTAGTTGTCGGCAAAGATAGCAACGGTGCCTTTGTAATCTTTGGCTTCTTCAAGGGTGCGGAGCGTCTGACGCACGGCCTCATTGGTCTTGCTGTTGGGGTCGTCCTCTGCATCTGACTGAACGAGTCGAGCATCAACGGCGGCGGCTTTGGCAATACCATACATCACAAGGGGAATGTGGCTGTTCTCTTTCTTCTCCTTGCCGCTCATCTTGTCGTAATCGTCAAGCTGTTCCTTGACAAACTTCATGATTGAGCGCAGGGCGCGGGTCTGAGGCAGGAAGATGTCTTGCGCTTTGCCGCCCTCCATTTGAGGTATCTTGTCACTTACGCCTCCGGCCTCGCGTGTCAGCACCGTGTCGGCCACGGTAGACCAAATGCGCACAAGTTCGGGCAGGTTTACATATCCTGCAAAGCGATTGTTCGCTTTATACTTGCCGCTTGTGGTGAACTCCAACATCTGTTGCAGGTTGCCGAAGTTACGCACAAAATCATCGAAGTAGTAGATGCCATAGTCTTTCATTACATCGGCCGGCATAAGATAGCGCATGAACGTCCATATCTCTGCGGCGGTGTTGGAGATAGGTGTACCGGTCGCAAAAACAACATTCTTGCCGCCGGTCTTTTCAAGAACGGCCTGTGCTTTGAGGAATACTCCCTGCGACTTCTTGCTGAAAGACGGGTCTACACCTTTCACACCGCGCTGCATGGCGGTAGCAAAGCCGAGGTGTTTATACTCGTGAGCCTCATCGACAAGGATTGCATCAATGCCCATGCTGTCGAAGTCCTCAACATCATCAGTGGCACGGTCGAGCATTTCCCTTGCCTTGACCTCTGCGTTCTGTCGGGTGACAGCGGCTTTCTTAGCGTCCTTTTCTTTCTTCTTGTCGGTGGCTCCACCGTTAGCGAGTTGGCTGATTTCGTCTTTCAGCTTCTCAATCTCACGCTCGGCGGCACGAACAATCATGCTCTTTCCGTCCGGGTCTGCATCTTTCATTTGGTCAAGCACAAGCATTTTCTCCTCAATCTTGTCTTGGATAAACTGCGTCTGACGCTCAACACTATCGGGAATGCGCTCGAATACGGATTGAGGCACAACAATCATGTCCCAATCATTGAACTTGATTTTGGCATAGAAAGCTCTACGACCCTCTGCGTTGCGGTCTGCATCTTCAAGGGTCAGCACTTTGGCATTGGGATAGAGAGCCTTTGCACTTGCCACGAATTGGCCAACGGTGGCATTCTGCACTACAATCATGGGCTTTCGTGCGGTACCGAGGCGGCGCATTTCCATTGCCGTGGTGATAAGGGTATAGGTCTTGCCGGTGCCTACCTCATGAGCCAACAGAACAGGTTGTGTGGTGGCACGGATGACAGCCTTTGCTTGGTGCGGGCGCAGACGGAAAGGTTTACCACCTACGGTCGTGGCGGCTCCTCCGAAATGTTCCGGCACAAATTCATCGGGGATTGACTTAGGAACGGAGTTGTTAAACTTCTCGTTGTACTTCTCCTCCATACGCATAGACAGGGCCGGGTCGTTCTGCATCTGCTCGCGCGCCCAATCCTTAAAGTCCTGGCGAATCTCATCAACCTTAGTGGCACAGGCGGTGGTGGCGGCGGGGTCGGTTTCGGTGTGGGAGCCTCCGTCACTGTCCTTAACAGTCCTGCTGACGGTGATTGTCTTATTGGTGAGTGCGGCCTCTATGAGTTTATGGCCGGGTATGAGTATGCCAAACGACTCACTGCGCACACCCATTTCGGTATTCTTGGGTTTGTCGGTATCCCATGGTTCATTCATGTGCCATGTGCCTCCGGCATTGGTAAGGTTGACCTCCAACTCGGTGCGCTCCTTGATGTATCTTTCGTAGAGCTGCGGTTCAATCCATGAGGAGCCAAGCGCAAACTCGATGAGGTGCGCAGGTATGTTCATAGGCACAACGGCCTCCAGAGCCTTGATGTTGGCATCATAGGCACCTCCAGCGGCTTCATTGGCTTCTATTGCCTGACGCAGTTTTTCACGCATATTACCGCTGAGGTATTCATACGATACCTCCATTTGGCCTGTGGTCGGGTCAACAAAGCCAAGTCCGCTCTCTACAATCTCCCGCTTGACATCATCCCGCGACTTGCCTAACTGAGTGGCAAGATACTCGGTGTCGATGCGGCCATACTTGTAGATACTTGCAATGATACCGTCCTTGACATTTTTCGGGGTCGGCTCACTCTCTTTCTCTACAACACGGCGGCTGAAGATGTCGGTCTTGCCGTAGGTCTTTACCTTTGTGCCGTCCTTGTTGCCCTTCTCGGAATAGGTTTCCAGTGCAACAATGCTTGAGAAGTCAACATCATTGCGCAGCCATGCGAGGTTGTTATTCTTGTTGAGGTTGCCGTAACGTTGCACGAAGGTGTCATAGGCGCGGTTGAGGCGGTCGAGGAGCGGTTGTAAGCCGGCATCATCGTCATGCTCGGTCTGGTACTTCAGAACATCGGCCAATGCAGACTTGATTTCGGTGTAGTCCTTGAAACACTCCTCTT